GCGCCCGAGAGGATCGCGGCCTCGACGACCGTGTCCGTGTAGAACCGAGGGTTCCCGCCCCGGTTGGGCGTCTTCGCCTTGCCCTTGTCGCGGTGCCAGAAGATGACGCCCTGGTCGATCGACTTGTCGTAGCTCGCGAGCTCGTCAATCCGACCCTTGAAGAACTTCCCGTACGATCCTCCGGAGAGCTTCGCGGCGCCCACCGAGAAATGGACGGCCGGGGTGGAGAGCGAGAGCCCCTTCGAGAGACGCTTCGTGCGCCGCGCCGCTCCATCGACCCAGAGGTCGCACTTGGTCCCCCGCCAGCGCACGAAGACGTGGTAGATGCCGTCGCGCGCGCCGCTCGCGAGATGCGCCAGGGGCGCGCTCCGGAAGTCGAGCGTCTCGCTCCCGCCGGAGCCGAAGACGCGCACGCGCCAGCGCTTCGGTTCCTCGCCGGCGTCGCCGAAGAGATAGAGTCCCCAGCCCGCGGTCTCGTCGCCGTTGGACCACAGGCAGACCTCGCTCCCCGCGGCCATCCCCGCCTCGGGCGCCACCCAGAGCTCGACTCCGTTCTCGAGCAGGTTCGAGACCAGCGCGCGCGCGGAGGTCGTGAGGCGCCCCGTGGTGCCGTCGAAGCGCATCGACTGGTCGGTGTCGCCGGTCAGCAGGCTCGCCTGATTGAGCGTCACCCCGCCCGTGATCGTGAGGTCCGTCTCCGTGCCCTTCCCCACATCGTTCGCGACGCTGCCCGAGACCTCGTCGAGGCGGTAGTAGTGGATCGGGCGGTTCCCGAGAACGTCGTCCTGGATCTCGCCCACGTAGCCGCCGGTCGCGACCCCTCCCTCGATCACATGGAGCTCGACCTCGCCGTCGGCATAGTCCTCGGCGAGCTCTTCGATCGGCACGTCGCCGATCCGGACGTCGGTCACCTTGTACCGGCCCTGGCCGATCATGAAGATCGCGACCGTGAACTCCTTGTCCCCGTCGAACTCGCTGTAGGCCCTTGCCGCGAAATGGGGGGTGATCGGGAGCTCTCCGAGCGCGAACGGGATCACCTGGCGCGGGCGTAGCTCGTTGCCGAAGCTCCCGCCGACGCGCGTCGAGCCGGGACCGATCGCAGGCGTCGGCGAGCTCGCCGAGGGTGCCCCGACGCTCTTCGCGATCTGCCCCACGGCGATCGAGATCCCGCTCGAGATGGCGAGTGGCGTCAGGATCGCGCCCGCGTAGGCACCGACGGTGAAGGCCGTCCCCGCCGCTCCGGCGATCCCCGCTCCCCCCGCGGCGGCTGAGATGCCGCCCACCGCCCCAGCAGCGAAGCCGGCCGCGGCGGCCGCGAGCGCCTCCGCCGCGGCGATCACGAATGCGATCACGATCGGGATTTCGGGGGTCGGTCGGACGATGACGTAGCTCCCGGCCTTGGGCCGGGCTCGGCGCGCGAGCGCCCAGCGCGCGTCGACCCCATCGCCCTCCTTCACCACCTGGTCGTTGTGGATCACGCGCAGCGGCCCGGCTTCGACGGGGAGCCCGACCGCGGCGACGATCTCCTCGAGGCTCTTCCCGGGCGCAATCCTCCACGAGAGCGGGCTCGTCGCGAACGGGCTCTCGACGTAGGTGACCGTGACGAAGCCGTCCGGGAGGGCCGCCTCGCGAAGCGCTGGAAGTGCGCGGCGGGGGTGGCGGAACCACCCGACGATCCGGTTCCGCCAGAAGCCGACGTCGGCGGCCTCGACGACCGGGTAGCCGTGTCCGTCATGCCAGGAGAGGATCTGCCGGTGGCCGCTGTCCTCGCCCACGTACAGGCCCACGTGGGTCCAGCAGTCCGGCCGCGCCGTCCAGGCGATGGCGACGTCGCCGAGGAGCAGGTCCGCCTCGCCCTCGATCCGGATCCAGTCGCCGACGCGCCCCGAGATCGCCCGGTGGATCTCCGCGAGCTCGCGCGTCGAGGCGTAGGCCTCGGTATAGCTCGGGAGCTCGATCCCGAACTCCTCGGCGTAGTAGAGGCGCACGCCGCCGTAGCAGTCGACCCCGTCGCGCGAGCGACCGTGCTCGACAAACGGGACGTAGCGGAACCTGTCGACGCTCGGATCGATCACCCGAAGAGCCCCGGCGTCGTCGCGGGCGTGTAGAGGTAGCGGGGCTGCGCGGCATTCAGCAGCTCCTCGCCGAAGAGATCGCCCTCGATCGTGGCGAAATCGTAGGACGGCTCGCGCAGCAGCGATCCGTTGACGGCTCGCTGCACCACGTTCGGAGAGATCCGGAGCACACGCTTCACGTGCACCTTGAGCTCGGACTGCGAGAAGGGCGGCGCGGAGGCCGCGATCGACGCCTCGCGCAGGAGCTGGATCAGGGCCGAGGCGTTGCGGAGCCGCACCATGGCGCGTGGCGGCCGGTCCGCGGTCTGCTCGAGGAGCGCGATGTCGACGGCCGCGGGCGACCAGGTGCGCGTCCCGATCCCGTGGTCCGCGGTGATCGGCGTCGCGTGGTTCACGAGGCGCAGCCGGTGCTCGCGGGTATCGAGCACATAGGTCGAGCCGGGCGCCGGGTACGTGACGTTCGCCTCGGGGATCGAAGGGTGCTCGAAGTCCACCAGATCGATCCAGCCGGCCGCGGAGCGTTCGCGGAGCGCCTCGCGGGTGCCGGTCTCATCCATCGATGACGTCCTTTTCTACGCCGGGAACCAGACCGGCCGGATCAGCGTGAAGCTCGTCGCATGGAGGCGCTGCACCTGCCCATAGGGCGCCTCGCTAGGGCTCGCCTCCGGGCGCAATCGCGCGCCCGCGATGCAGCGATAGCGCGGCTTCGTATGAAACCCGAAGGTGAGCGTCCCCGCATTCGGCCACGGGTTCGTCCAATCGAACCACTCGACGCCGCCCGAGAGCGTCGTCTTCACGAAGGTCTCGAGAAGGTCGCGCTGGTAGTCGCGGATCTTCCAGTTCGAGATCTCGTAGAGAACCGCCGACTCGATGCCGATCGTCGTGATGAGCGGCGGCCCCTGGTCCGGCTGGAATTGGATCCGTTCGTCGACGGGCACCTCGTCGACGAAATCGAGCGGGAACTTCTGCGGAAGCCCAGGCGGCCAGACGTCGTTTGCCAATGGCTCACCGGGCCGTCGGCACCCGGCCGAGGCCGTAGTGCGACGCCAGGCTATTCGAGATCGGTCCCCCGCTCGCGTGATCGCCCGCAATCGCGTCGACGATCACGAGCCGCACGATCTCCCTCCCGTCGGCACCCTCCTCGAAGCTCGGCTGCTGCTGCGGCATCTGCTTCGGCGATCCGTGGTTCTCGAGGCGGATCTCGGGACGAAGCGTCTGCGAGAGGCTCCCCATCCGTCCGAGCGGGGTCACGAGCTCGGCCGGACCCTCGAAGAAGGCGAGCCCCGGGCCGCGCACGAGCCCACCCTCGGCGAGCGGCAGGGCGCCCCGGACGACGCGGGTGGCGGAATCGAGCGAGCTCCAGGCGGCGTCGAGATCGCGGAGCGGACCCGAGAGGCTCGCGAGCACCTCATCGAGCGCCTGAATCCACGGCAGGCGCGGGAGGATCAAGAACGCCGCCTCGGCGACCGTCGCGGCCATCTTCGACTGCGGAAGCACGTACTCCGGCTCGCCGCCCTCGGCGACGTAGGCGAGCGCGGGACGCGTGAAGAGACCGCCCTCGGCAACCGCAATCGCCTCCGGGAAGCCCCCTCCTCCGGCTCCGGCTCCCGCCCCCGCGCCAGCCCCCGCGCCGGCCCCCGCGCTGCCGCCTGCGAACGCTCCGCCGATCGCGCTCCCGATCGTGCCGATCCACTTCGCGAAGCCCGAGGCCGCCTCCTGCGCATCGGCCGACTGAAGCGCCGCGATCGCGTGTTTCACGAACTGGACGACGAGGCGCAGGCCCTCGGCGGCGAAGAGCTCGAGCGCGACGAGGCCCTGGCGGGCAAAGTCGCGGAGCCCCGCGAGGCCCTGGAGCGCGGAATCCCGCACCGCTGCGAAGGCGAGGTCCACCTGGCCCGCGAGGCTTTCCAGGAGCTCGCCCGCGCGGTCGATCGCTCGATCGAGGCCTCCGAGGATCCGCTCTGCGCGTCCCGGACCGGCGGGTCCTTCCTGGAACTCGGGCAGCGGAGCGATCGTCTCCGTGGTGATGGTCTCCGCGGCCCGGGCCGCGGGCTCGATCTCCAGCGCCGTGGAGGCAGCGCCGGCGGCTTCCTGGAAGGCATCGACGATGAGCCCGCCGAACCGCTTCACGACCCCAAGCGCGTCCTCGAGGAGGTTCCTCTCGAAGGGGACGTCGAAGCCCTCGAGCTTCGCCTCGATCATCTGGCGGAAGAGGCTCGAGACGATGGAGAGCGCGGTATCGCGGAAGACCTCGAGCACGTCGAGCTGCTCGCGCGTGCCCCGGATCCAGGCGTCGGTGATCGTGCCGAGAGCCTGCGAGATCTCGCGGCCGAGCTCGAGCGTCACCCCGCGGGTGGCCTCTTCGAGCTCGCCGAGCCGCGCGGCGCCCTCCGCGACGAGCTCGTCGATCTCCGCGGCCGAGAATCCGGCCGCTTCCCCGATCGCGCGGATCTGGCGCTCGAGCACGGCGGCTCGAGCCTCCAACTCGTCCATGCCCACCGTCGAGATCTCGAAGTCGAGGTCGGCGAACATCTGGTCGAGATCATCGAGGCTCCGCGCCGTGGTCTCCGCTGCCGCCTCGATCTGGGCGAAGAGGGCCTGGTCGAACCGGAGGTCGGCGAGCTCGCCGGCGAGCGCCTGGAGCCGCTCGGAGGTCGGCGCGAGCCCGGCCGCGAGGAGGTCCTGGATGGCGCCCTCGAGGACGGCCGCGCGGGCGGCGGCCGCATCGAACTCGGGACCGAGGAGCGCGGCCTGACCGGTCACCACGCGGAGCCCCCGGTCGAGCTCTTCGAGGGCCTCCGCGACCTCGTCGGCGGTCTCGAGAGCCAAAGTGAGCCCGTCAAGGTCGGGCACGGGTGACGGCCGCCGCGCAGGCGCGACGGCCCCTGCGCGCAGATGCGCCGGGAGCTGCGATTCCTCCGGGACCCGGGTGCCCCGGCGGGCGGCGAAGAACGGATCGGCCTCCGCCTCGGCTTGACGGATGAGCTCCGCCCTCTCGTTCAGGTCTTTGCGAAGCTGCGCGAGATTGCGGCCCGCGCCGGCCTCGATCTCGGACTGCGAGAAGACGCCGATGGCGGCGAGGTCGAGCCCTTGCAACCGGGCAGCGAGCGGCGCGATTCCCTCGGCGACATCTCGAATCGGCCCTCCCGGGAACGCCTCGAGGATCGCCCGGCCGGCTTCGCGCACCGAGCTCGCGGCATCGGACGCAACGTCGGAGAGGCTGCGCAACACCGCTGCAAGATCCCGGACGAAGGAGACCGTGGAAGTCACTGCGTCCGAGACCGCGTTCACCGCCTCGACGACGAGATCCGCCGCCGAGTCCACCTTCGAGAAGTCGATGGAGACCGCGATCGCAGCGGCGCCGAGCACGCCGAGCGCGATCGCGACCGGATGGGCCGCCAGCAGCGTGAAGAGTCCGAGCAGCGACGTCACCGCGAACGCGAGCTGGCCGAGGACGAAGAGGACGGGCCCCGCGGCCGCCGCGATCGCGAGCAGGGCCCCCGCGGCGAGCTGCGTGCTCCGATCGGCGGCCGCGAACTCCTGAACGAGATCTCGGGCCACGTCGATCACCGCGGCGGCCGCGCGGAGCGCCTCCTCGAGCGCGGGGCGCAGCGCATCGCCGAGCGAGCGCGAGAGATTCACGGTGCGGTTCCAGAGCACGCTGAGCCGCGATTCCATCGTCGCCCAGACGCGACTCGCCTCCTCCGACGCGGCCGTGGCCTCTTCCCAGCCGCGCCGGGCGCTGCCGAGGGCGCGCCCGAGGAGCTCCGTGTTGCCGGTGAGAACGAGCAGCGCGTCGCGCTGCGCCTTCTCCTCGAGGCCGAGGTTCCGGAGCACCGAGAGCACGTCGCCGCCCGCGGTGCGAACGTCCGCCAGGCCCTGGACGAAGCGCTCGAAGGCGCCGAGCGCGTCCTCGGCGAAGGCGCGGCGGAACTCGGCCGCGGAGACGCCGGCCACCGCCGCGAAGCCCGCGACCGCGGTTTCGCTCTCGGCGACGGCCTCCTGCATCTCGAGGAGGGTCGAGGTGAGGCCCGTGACCCCCGCGCGGCTCTCGATCCCGAGGCCGCGAAGGGCCGCGGAGAGCCCGAGGACCTCCGCTTCCGAGAGGTCGAGCGCCTCGCCGACGCGGGCCAGGCGAAGGGCCAGCGTTGTGAGCTCGGATTCCGACGCCCCGAATCCATCGCCGAGGGCCACGATCGTCGCGGCCAGGCGCTCGAGCTCGGCGTCCGCGGTGCCCATCACCTTCTGGAACTGGGTCAGGGTCTTCGCGCCCTGCTCGAACGCGAGGTCCGTCGTGGCGCCGAGCTCGGCCACGGTGCGCGTGAACTCGGGAATCGAGTCGAGGGCGACGCCCATCTGGCCGGCGAGCTCGCCGATCCCGGCGAGTGCGGTCGCGGAGACGGGGATCTCTTCGGAAAGGCGGGTGAACGAGTCGGCGAGCGCGTCGAGCGCGTCGGCCGGTACATCGTCGAGGCTGTTCTCGACGCGGACCATCGCGCTCTCGAAGTCGCCGGAGGCCTTCAGCGCCGCGGTGGCGGCGCCGAGGAGAGGCAGCGTCACCGTCGTCGTGAGCGAGCGGCCGACGTCCTGGAGGCGCCGGCTCGCCTGGCGCAGCGACCCTTCGGCCTGGGCCAGCACGCGATCGAACTCCTCCTTGCGCAGTCCCAGCACCGCGTAGAGTCGTCCGACGTTCTGGTCCGCCATCGTGCTCCCTGGATCTCAAGCCCGCTCTCGACTCGCCATGGCCTCGAAGATCGAGACGATCTTCGCCGCCGTCCGCTCGCGCCTGCGCTCGAGCTCCGCCTCCGAGATCTCGGCGGGCTCCTCCTCTTCCTCGTCTTCCTCGAGTGCGCTCCAGCGCGGCGCGAAGTCTGCGGGCGCGAGCGGCTCGGTCTGCTTCGGGACGAAGAGGTTCGCGAAGAGGGCCGCGCGGTAGTCCGCGCGCGCCTCTCCCCAGGGCTCGAGCTGCGAGTACGCCCACCAGTCCGTGAGCTCGGCCGAGGTCAGCTCCCGGGCGAGCTCGTCGGGTCGGCTTCGTCCGAGGGCGAGGGCAAGTCGGAAGAGGAAGACGCGGTCGGGATCTCGGGCGAGCCTTTTCCCGCGGCTTGGAGCCCATCCTCCTCGAGGCCGGAGAGGCGGAGGATCGCCGCCGAGCAGAGATCGATCACCTGGGGCGGCCAGCCGGCGAGCTGCTCTTCGGTGAAGAGGGCCTCGAGCTGCGCGTTGCAGATCCCCATCGACGCGACGAGGGTCGGGAGATCGGGAAGCGCGGAGAAATCGAGTTGCATGCGCCGCTCGCCCGCCTCCTCGCCGCCCTGCCCGCCGCGCCGCCGCGCGCCGCGCATCGTGACCTCGCCCGAGAGGATCTGGGCCTGCGCGCGGCGGTAGCGCCCCCGCATGCCGGCCGTGAGCGCGCGCACGCGCACGGTCCGGCCTCCCCAGATCGGGATCGGGACGAGCTCGGTCTCGATCCGCGAGGCGAGCGCGGCCATCTCCTCCGGGGTCAGGACCTCGCCCGCGGCGGGATCCGTGCCGTTGCCGGGAACCATGGGGGACTCCCTCTGCCTTCTACGGCTTCGCCGCGAAGGTGATGTCGCCCGTGACCTTGAGATTGCCCTTCGCGCGGAAGACGCCGTTGATGGGCGTCGACCAGGCGAAGGTCTCGACCACGGCCGCGAACTTGATCTTCTTCGAGTAGGGGTTCGGCGGATGGAGCTCGAAGTTCCGGATGACACCCGAGTTCGCGTCGGCGACGAGGCCCGAGACCTCGTTCTGGGTCGCCGCGTCGACGTAGTTCGTCTGAAAGTCGAGCTTGCCGTTGTCCTTGAGCTTCGCCAGGTACTTGTGCGAGGCGTCGTCGTGACTCGTCACCTGCTCGAGCTCGTTCTTGATCTCCGGGCCTTCCATGTCGAGCATCTCGGCGATCGTGGTGAAGGTTTCCGGGCTCCCGCCGTTGCCGATCTTGAGCAGCGTGCCGTGGGACTTCTGGGCCATTGTTTCCTCCTTCGATCACGCCTCGAGCTCGCGCGGCTCGCGGGTGAACCGATCGACGGTGAGAACGCGGGCGCCCGTGGGCTGCGCCGCGTGGAGTGCCGCCCGCTCCTCGGGGGTGAGCCTCGGCGCGGAGGCCTCCAGGAGTTCGGTCGCGGGCGGCGGCTGCGCCGCGTGGAGCGCGGCGCGCTCGTCGGGCGTGAGGGACGGCGTCGCTGGCGGCGGCTCGGGCCGCACGTCGCCGGCGTGGAGCGCGGCGCGCTCCTCGGGCGTGAGCAGCGAGACCGAACGCGCGTCAGCGAGCTCCGTCGCGGGCGCCGGCTGCGCCGCATGGAGCGCGGCGCGCTCCTCGGGTGTCGCAAGCGGCGCCGGCTCGTCCTCGCGCCGCTCGCCGGGCAGCGTGTCGTCGAGGCTCGGCCAGCGCGCTTCCTCTTCGAGCTCGTCGGGGTCGGGCATGGGATCTCCCTCAGTAGGGGCTCGTCGCCGGGGTCTCGTAGACGGCCAGGTACTCGAGGCGCGCGGCGAAGAGCCGCTTCTCTCCGTCGCCCTGGTCGTCGAACGAGGTGCGCTCGTAGTCGAAGCTCCGCGCGGCCGGGATCCCCGCGCCGGCGGCGAGCGCGACTTCGACCTCCGCGGCGATCTGGTCGACGGTCGCGCGATCGCGGGCCACAGCCGAGATGCCGATCCGGAGCGTCCGGTCGATCCTCGGCCCCGAGAGCTCATCGCCTTGCGAGCCCGGCTCGTGCGTCTCGGGCGAGACCGGCTCGATGACGATCGCCGGGAGCGACGTCGCGGGCGCGTTGAGCGGCGTCGTCCGGTCCTCGAAGACGCGCGGTCCCGTGGTCGCGAGGTTCGCGAGCGTCGTCTTCACCGCGTCGAGGATCTGGCGACGCTTGTGCGTCGGCATCAGGTCAGAGCACCCGCAGCACGAGCCGAGTCATGCCGGTCCCATCGGGGCGCGGCTCGCGGATGACGAAGCTCTCGGCGCCGATCGTGAGCGTCCCGGCGAGGTTTACGCCGGAGAGCTCCGACGCGCGGAGCAGGAGCGAAGGGTGCGTCTCCGAGACCGGGAGGCCGTCGAGGACCTCGAGGTCCGTCCAGGCGCGGTCGAAGATCGCCTTCACCGACTTCGTCCCCCCGGCCGAGAGCGGGAGCGAAACCAGCGTCCCGAACTCGTTCTCGTCGAGGAGATCCAGGCGATCGTCGTCGGTCTCGACCGGCGCCACCGGGCTACTCCTTGGGCGCCTTTCCCTTGGCGCCCGGCGCGGGGTCCGATTTGGCGCCCGCGCCCACCTCCTCCGCGAACCCCCGCGCCACGAGGAAGCGGCCGTCCGAGTCGTCGACCTCGACGACCTGGCCGCTCTCGCAGTGCTCGCCGTTCACGCGGCGCGCCTTCCTCATCCGCACGTGCATGGTCCCCTCCGAAGACGAGGACCGGGCGGCCCCTCCGATGAGTGACCGCCCGGTCCCCTGGGTCGAGATCGCGCCCACGAGGCCCCTTTCCGACTACGTGGTCACGATGTCGCCGAAGAGCGCGAACGACTCGGGGTGTCGGACGGCCACGTCGGCGTCGAGGAAGGCCCGCACGACCAAGCCGCCGCTGTCTCCCAGAGCGTAGGGATCGACCGAGACGTCGAGGGTCCCCCACTCGCCGATCAGGAGGTCGTTCCAGTTGCCGAAGAAGGCCGCGCTCAGGTTCGTGCCCGTCCCCTTCGCGATGTCCGACCGCACCTGGTTCGAGACCTCGGCGCGGTAGCCGTTCACGGGGCGGTCGCCCGTCTCCCAGAGGAAGAGGCCCGTGTTCGTGGCCTTCTCCGTGACCTTCGTCTTCCCGCGCACCTTCGCGTTCGTGAGGTACGCGAGCGCCCCCTCGTCGGCGTTGTCCGCGGCGATCTCGGTCTCGAGCGCCACGATGAGGGCCCAGGTCGGCGGTCCCCCGTTGGCGCCGGCGGCGACCGATCCGATGCCGGAGACGTTCGCGACGCCGCGCGGCTCGGGCGCCGTGCCCGTGCCGTGGATCGACGCGCGGTCGAGCTCGAGCGCGAGGACCGTCGCGAGGTCCATGCGCACGAGCTCCTCGATCGCCGGGGTCGACTGGAGCAGCATCTTTCGCGTCATGTCGCTTCGCGCGCGGAGCGTCTTCGCGGCCATCAAGACCTGGTCGAAGGTCTGCGGCGTGTCGCCCGAGCCGGCACCCTCCGCGACCCACGCGGCCGTCGCCCCGCCCGTCTGGCGCGGGATCGCGACGTCGCCGACGAGCCCCGGGATGATCCGCGCGCCGAGCGCGCGGACGCGCATCCGGTTACGGAGTAGCTCGATGAACGAGCCGGCCTGCAAGTTCGTCGCGATCAGGTTCGCTCCGCTCCCCGACTTGGCGATCGCGGCGCGCGTCGCCGTCAGCACCTCGTAGGGGATCCAGGCGCCCCGCGGCGCCCGGTTCATCGCCTTCGCCGCGGCCTGGGTGGCCTCGCGCTCGAACTCGGCCCCCGTCCAGTCTCGGTTCTGGAGCGCCAGGATGAGCTTCCGGAAGCTAAAGTCCTGGGCCTCGTTGCCCGAGAGGCCGATCGCGGTCGCCGGAGGCAGGATCGGGGTCTGCTCGCCCCGGATCTTGTTCTCGAGCACCCAGCCCTTGAACTCGGCCGCGGACGTGCCCTTCGCGATGGCCTGGAGGCCCTCCTCGCGGCAGTTCCAGCGCAGAGCCACGGCCAGGATCTCTCCCGCGCGGGCCTCCTCGGCCTGGCGGAGCTTCGAGAGGTCTTCGGCGCCGAGCGCCGCGGGAGCGGGCGTCGGGGCCGGATTCGGAGTCGGGTTCGTCGTGGGATCCACGGTTCTCTCCTCACGGTGGTTCGGCTCTCGATCGCGGGTCCCCTCGAGGAGCGTCCGGAACTTCCGGGGCTCCGCGCGACCCACGCCCGTGGCCGGATCGGCCGCGACGGCGACGATCGAGATCTCGAGCGGCTCCCAGCGCGTCGCGCGGTAGACCTCCCGGTCCCCGTCCGACTCCTCGAGCCGCATTTTGTGGATCCGGTAGCCCACCGAGATCTGCGACCGGATCCCATCGCGCACGTCCTGGTAGATCTCCTCCGCGCGTGCGCTTCTCCCGAAGCGCACGACCGCGCGTCCGACGCGGTCTTCATCGAGGGAGACCTCTTCGACGACGCCCACGTGCTCGCTCGTCCAGTGCCCGACGAGGAGCGGTGCACGTCCGTCAGCGATCCGCCCGAGGTCGACGCTCTCGGGCGAGTGATCGAGGATCTCGGTGCCCCAGTAACGCTCGACCGGGGTCTCCGAAGAGAAGGCGACCGCGACGGTGCGCTTCTCCTCGTCCAGGATGGGGCTTCGCGACTGCTCCTGGAGGAGGATCCGGCCCTCGCGGTAGCAGACCTCGGTCTCGAGGCTCGGCTGCGCGGTCGCCTTGCGCTTCGCCATGGCGTCAGTCCTCCATCGCCGCGGGCGGCGGCGCCGCCGCCGAGGCCTTTCCGCCGCTCGCATCGATCACGATCCCGAGCGCGGCCGCGAGCTTGCGCTCGGCGGCGATCTCCTCGAAGACCTCCTCGAGGTCGCGGCCCTTCTCGCCGGCGATCTCGGTGAGACTCTTCACCCCGAGCGCATAGGCCGTGCGGTCGCCGTCGGCTTCCTTCTGGGGATCGACCCAGGCCCAGCCGCGCGGCTGCCAGCGGGCGCCGGCCAGGAACCGCTCGATCTTGCGCGCGGGTAGCGGCAGGTGGCCCGCGTCGAGCTGGATCGTGAGCCAATCCTCGAAGACCGGCCGCACGACCGTCGAGATCATCCAGCGCTGGAGCGCCTGGTAGTAGCTCCGGTCGATGAGCTCGAAGATCCGCCCCGTCGAGTACGTGACCCCTGTCGGATCGTTCGTGAGGACGTGGGTGGAGAGGTTCGCGCCCGCCGAGATCCCCCGCGCGATCGCCTTCTCGAACTCCGCGAAGGCGGTCGTCGGGTGGTCGGGATCGAATGTCTCGACCGACCAGCCCTTCGGGAGCTGCTCGAAGACGCCGGGCTCCGCTTCCTGGATCAGGTTGCCTGCGTCGTCCTTGTCGTCGCCCTGGTACTCCTGCCCGGTCTCGGTCTTGTAGAAGCCCATCTTCGAGGCGCCGAGGCGCGCCGCCACGAGCTCGGCCTCCTCGTAGCCCGCGAGCATGTTGATCCGCGTCATGGCCGTGTGGAGCCAGGGAACGCCCCGCGACTGCGTGGGTCGCTCCGCCATGTAGGCGTGGTTCAGGTCCTCGGCGGGGATCCGTTCGAACTCGCGGAGCATCCCGCCGCCGCGCACGGTGTCGTCGCCCGGATGGCGCGTGCGCACGTGGTAGGCGACCGGCCGCCCCCAGCGATTCACCTCGATCCCCATCCGGATCTCGTTCCCGTTCGCAAGCACGTCGAAGTGCGTCTCGTCCAGGTGATCCGCCTCGAGCGCCTGGAGCGCGAAGTCGAAGCCGTTCCCGAATCCCCGGACCTTGCGCAGCAGGAGCTCGCCGTCGCGGGCCACGGACTCGATCGTGAGCTCCTGGAGGTCCTCGAAGGAGAGCCGCCCGTCGACGGTGCAAGCGCCCCGCCGGCACCACGCACGCCAGCGCTCCTCGATGCGCAGGTTCGCGTCGGGGTCGAGCTCGCCCGTGCGCTCGTCGCGCGAGCGCATCTTGAGCGCGATCCCCTGCGGCCCGACCACGTTCGAGCGCAGGAGCTTCAGGAACCGGCGCGCGTAGTCCGCGTTCTCCGCGAGCTCGCGCGAACGCGCGCGCAGCACGGGGAGCGCCATCCGGAGCTGCGCATCCGAGGTGAGCGCGCTCGCGATCCACGATGTAAAGAGCCGGTCGCGCCGCGCCGCTTCGTAGGTCCGCCGCCCGGGCGCCATCCCGGCGGTCTTGAGGCCCCGACGCCGGCGACGTCGGAAACGATCGAAGAGCGCCACGCGCCCCTTACTCCCCGAAGCCCCGGAAGGGGCCGAGTCTTCGGCCGGGGTCCGAGAAGCGCACGAGGATCTTGCCCCCGTGGCCGAGGCCCGCGCGGATCCGCTCCGCCTGCTCCTCGCGTGCCACCTCCTCGCGGTAGCGATCGCGAAGCGCCACCAGGTCCCCGACCGGAGTACGCGAGAGCATCCGCCCCGCGATCGTGTACGACTCCTGGTCCTTCGAGGCCCGCTTCTCGAGCACGGCCTCGATGGCGTCGAGGACCTTCCGCGCGTGGGAGCGCGGGTCGTGCACTCCCGAGACCGCGGAGAGGTTCGGGCGGATCGCGATCGTCCCGAAGTGGATCCGGTGGCGCTCGAGCGACGCCCCGGAGCCCTTCTTCGCGTAGCCCGCGATCTCGTAGAGGCCCGCGGTGTAGGCCGCAGTCGTCTGCGCGGTCACGAGCACCTTGTGGTCGTCGCCCTCCGCGGTGGAGGTCCAGGTGATGGACGCAGGTCCACGCAGCGCGTATTCGAGCGACCACCCCTGGCTCGCCGAGAAGACGCCGAGCGAGCGGCGGAACTCGACCGTGTCGCCGGCGACGAGCTCGTCGGGCTCGAGTGTCGGGATCTCTACCACCGCGACCACCCCTTCACGAATCCGCGCCGGCGTGCGCCGCCGCGGGAGAGCGCGTCCCGGCGCGCCTTCGCGCGGGCGACGTCGGCCGGATCCGGCTCCCGGCGCGACGCCGGCGCCGGCGCCCCGGCCTCCTTCGCGCGCACGGCCGCCTCGACCGTCCGGTCGAACCGCGCGGCGACCTTCGGGAGGTCCGGGTTCAGGATCACGAGCGCCGCGAGGTTCAGCACCAGGAGGTCGAGCGCCTCGTTTCGCGGCCGCACCTTGATCCATTCGAGCCGCTCGCGGCCCTTGTGCATGCGGCGCACGAGCTGCTCGGCGGCGAGCTGGCGGAAGAACTCCTCGTCGTAGCTGAGAGGGAAGTGCCGGTAGCCGGGCCCCTTCTCCTCCTCCGGGATCCCGAGGCGGCCGATGATGGCCTGCTTCGCCGTGTCGACGCCGATCGGGAAGAGGTTCACGCGGAGCGCGTTGTTCTTGCTGGGGCGCGCCACGAGCGGGCGCCCCTGCCCTCCCATGCCCTTCGTCGCCCAGATCCTCCGCTTCGCGTGCGCGCGGCAGAACGTGTAGACGGCCTGTGTGTGGTGGCCGCCCGAGTCGATCGCGACGGCCACGACGGGGATCTCGATGCCGCGCGCATGACGGAAGCGGCGCGCGAGAACGTCCGCGAGCTGCCCCCAGACCGCGGGGGCCGAGGGATCGCCCATCAGAACCTCGTGGGCGATGCCCCAGTTCTCCTCGTCGACCGCCCAGCCTTCGATCTCCACCTCGATCCGGTCGTCCTGGATATCGACGCCGGCGGTGAGAAGAACCACGGGGGCGGGAACATCGACGCCCTCGCCGTAGCGCTCGCGGCGCTCGAAGAGGCTCGCCGGATCGATCGAGCTATCGCCCTCCTCCCAGGTCTCACCGAGGGTCGTGTTGACCCAGGCGTGCAGCCGCTCGCGGTAGGGCTTCGAGAGGAGGAAGTTCCGAGCCGTCTCCGCGAGCCGGACCCAGGGCGAGTAGAGCTCCGAGACGTGAAACCCCGCCGTCCCTCGGAACTCCGCCTGCGCGACCCAGCGCCCCGCGCGCACCGCCTGGCAGCGCGCGGGGTCGTCCCACTTCGCCTCGCACGCCTCGCAGACGTAGACCGCCGTCTCGGGATGCCCCGAGGTCCAGCGCACCTGCGCCCAGCGCAGCCGCTGGTAGTGGCCGCACGCGAAGCACGGGACCTCGTGGATGCGCTGGTCCGACTCCGCGTAGGCCGCCTCGATCCGCGAGATCCCTCGGATGGTCGGCGTCGAGAAGAGCCCGATCTTGCGGTTCCAGAAGGTCGTGGTCCGCTTGCGCGCGAGCTCGATCGGGTCGCCCTCGGTCCCGGCGGAGTCCGGGAAGCGATCGATCTCGTCGCAGAGCACGAGCCGCACCGGCCGCATCGCGAGCGAGCTCGGCGAGTTCGCACCGCAGAGCGAGACGCGCCCGCCCGGGAACTCCTTGTGGAGCAGTCGGTTGCTCGAGTCGCGCGAGCGCGGGTCCGAGACCTTTCCGACGAGGGCCGGCGTGTCGCGGAGCATCGGAGCGATCCGGTCCTTCGAGAAGACCAGCGCCATCTCGAGGGTCGGCTGCACCACCAGGATCGGGCTCGGATCCTGGTCGATGAAGTAGCCGAGCACGTTCAGCAGGCACTCGCTCTTCCCGACCTGCGAGGCCGACTGGACGACCACGATCTCGACCGCGCCGTCCGTGAAGGCGTCGAGGATCCCGCGCTGGTACTCGGCGCGCTCCGTGCGCCAGATCCCTTCCTCCGCGGAGGCCTCCGACGAGAGGCGTCGCTCGCGATCGGCCCACTGCGAGACCGTGAGCCTACGCGGGGTCCGGAGCGCGAGCCGTGCGCGTCGACGGGCGGCTTCGAGCGCCCGGATCGCTTCCGGTGAGCGCCCGAGGCTCTGGATCGTCGCTGCGGGCGAGCTCATCGAGGGCCTCCCGCACCTCGCGGGCGAGGATCGACTCCACGGCCTCCGCGCTCGACGTCGCCGCGAGCAGCGGCGCGAGCTTGCGCGAGAGGCCGAGGAGCCGCGCCCGGACCGCGGTGTAGTCGCTCGCCATCATGCGCTCGACCTCCGCGATGGAGACGAGCTCGCCGCGGCGGCGCGCGAGCTCGAGCTCGGCGAGCTCGGCCTGCGCGGCCATGCGGCGCGCGTCGGCGGCCTCGCGGAGCGAGGGCTCGGGATCCGGTCGCTCGACCTGGTGGAGCTTCCAGTCGAGGAGCGCCCGGGCGTCGAACTTCCAGGCGTGCCCGCGGTCGCCGCGCTCGAGGACGGGCAGGCCCCGGGTGCGGATCCACTTGACGACGCTCGCCTCGGAGCACTGGAGGAGGTCGGCCGTCTCCTGGCGGTTCAGCGTGAGCGGATCGCGCGGCTCCGGCCGGTCCTCCTCGCGCCGCCGGCGCTTCTTCACGACCAGGAGCGGAGCAGGCGGCCGCCGAGAGCATCGTGCTCCTTCGCGAACCGCTCCCGGGCGCGTTCGAGGCCGTCGAGCGCGAAGGGATCGCCCTTCGCCGTGCACAGCCCCAGGGCGTTCCGGGCGCGCGCGCGGCGCGCGCGCCCGTCGAAGAGCGCGACGAGGCGGCGTGCGGTCAGCCGGTGCTCCTTGGTCGTTCGGAGCTCGATCACGTAATAGCTACTCCCTCCCCGTGGAATGCTCTCTCGCTAGCGCTAGCCCGCGCGCGGCGCGTACCCGTGAGCGCCCGGGGGGAAGGACCCGCTACTCGGGGACGAGCTGGATCGTCCCCGCGACGGCCTCGCCCGCGATGACCACGACGTCCAGGACGAGCGTGAGCGGGCGCTCGCCCTCTCCTCGATCCACGTCCGCGGTGAGCTGCAGCTGCACGGGACCGATGCCCGCGCCGAAGGTCACGAGGCCCGAGAGTCCGTCGGGGTCGGGAACGATCGACACCCGCGCGGGATCGTCGGCGGCCATCACGGCCGGGCTTCGCACATCGACGGAGGTCGGGTTGCCGGACGCATCGGTCCACACGCTCGAGTAGCGATGCGTCGAGCCGAGCTGCACTTCGGCCATGGTGGACTCCTTTCGTTAGCGAGGCTCGAGCTGGATCGACCCGGAGACGGCTTCGGACGCATGGAAGAGGCGGAACGCCTGGTCGACGGAATCCCGATTGGCCCTGAGGTTCGCGAGTGCGGCATCCGTGATCTCGGACTGAAGGTCGTCGGGATAGCCGATCGAGACTAGCGAGAGGAGCGCGTCGCGCGCGGCCTTCTCCTGTTCCATGAGCCGCTTGGCTCGGGAGATGAGATCCTGCACGGAGCCCAGCGCGCTCGGGACCAGATTCAGGCGCGCGAGGTCCTCGAGACCTTCGAGGAGCGGAGCGAGACGAGCCAGGTCCGCCTCGAGCTCGGCAATCTGCTCGGCGATCACAGGAACCATCTCCTACCCCCTGGTTTCGCCTTCACTCCCGTGCGGGAGGTCTCTCGCGCGGTCGATGGCGACCCAGCGGTCGATGCGCTCGCGGTCGCCCTCGGCGCCCGCGCAGTCGGCGATCGTGTAGCCGTGCGGATTCTCGCGCGTCGTGGGCGCGCTGCAACGCACCGCTTCTTCGAGTGTGGCATCGGGCCAGCAGACGCGCAGCGCCAGCGCGACCGGCTCCGGCATCCGCACGCAATCTCCGAGTGCGACGTGCCGGCCGCTCTTGCGCCAGGTCGTTCCGACGCTCACCTCGATCTCGACCACGGAGCCCTGCACGGGATCACTCGGCAGCGGGAAATAGACGACGACCTCCTCGATCCGCAGGCGACCGAAGCCGAGGGCGGCCCCGGCGAGGAACGCGGCCGCAAGAAACCGGGTGGATCGCTTCACTGCTCGCTCGTCTCCGAGCGCCCCGTGATCGGAGCGTTCATCTTGAGGGGCCAGTAGTCCCGCGCGGGCACGTCCGGGTAGACGCCCTTCGAGGCGGCCTGCTGCAAGATCGACTGGAGGACCAGGACGTATTGGTGCTCGAGGTTTACGACGTCGGAGATCCATTGGTTCGCGGTCTCCGACTCGCGGCCTGCGGCTTCGAGCTGCGTCAGCCGCGAGCGGTTCGCATCCGCGATGGATTCGAGGGCCGTGATCCGCGCCGCCGAGTCCTTCGAGTGCTCCTGCATCGGCTGCGTGTAGCCGTACATGATCGCCATCACAGCGATCACCGAGGAGACGATCAGCCCGGTGGCTCCGTTCCTGCCTTCCTTCACCGTCTGGATGAACCCGCCGCCGCTCTCCTGGCGAGCGAAGCCGGCCGAGATGGTCTGGGTCAGGTGGTTGATCGACTTCAGCGTCTCGGTCTGCGCGCGCTCCAAACGCTCGCCGAGCTGCTGCATCGCGTCGCCCTGCTGCTGGATCGCGGCGAGGATGAGCGGCGTCGCCTCGGGCTGGGCCACTCGACCTCCCCCCACGAGCACTCGCCGGCATCCGCGGCTAGCTGCTACCCCCGCCGAGCTTCTCCATGGCGCGGCGCACCTTCGCGCCGAACTCCTGGCGCGCGGTCCGCTCGACGACTTCGATGAACCGGAAGCGGGCCTCGAGGCGCGCGCGGCGTGCGAGCGCGTAGAGCACCCGCAGGCCCCCTCTCTTGCGCCGCTCGAGGACGGCCTGGCCGGCGACGAAAGCCTTGCCTTCGGCGAGGAGCGCCCCGGGAGCCTGACGCCTGGGAACCCGGCCCGAGGCGCCGCGGCGAACGCCCACCGGGATCGCGAGCTGCTCGCCGAGCTCGAGCCGCCCGCCTCCCGGGCCGGGCGTGGCCTCGATCTCGGCGCCGACGGCGTGCTCGAAGAAGATCCTCTCGAGCCGCTCGCTTCGGGGAACGATCGTGGCCTCGAGTGTCGCCTCTCGGGCGGCGTCGAATCGGAATCCTCGCGCGAATCCACGCGGTTG